TGGGTGGATTCGATGCTAGGTGATTTAAACGCGAGTGAGTGTTGGACGACGTTGGGGATGACACCGGAGAAGAAACTGGCGGCCAGGACGAGGCTGATACAGTTGCTTCACGAGGAGGGTGCGCGTTTCAAGAAGGTGCACGCAGCCAGTGTGGATCAGACCGAGTTCGACATGAATCAAGCGAAAGAGTTAGTGCTATATGCAGCTCGGAGGGTATGGGAGCGTGCTCGAAAAGGAGTACCGCTCAAAGACATTACTATATTCGACGAGTTGATGAGCGTAGAGATGGAGGCGTTAGAGAAAGCAGAAGTATGGACTAAGAGAGAAGGGCAGAAGCGTAAGTTATGCGATTGGTTGGCTGGTGTGTGGTCAGGGCACAAGTGGACAGCTTTGTTGGATTCGATTCTGAATAAGGCCGAGTTTGACGAGGCTGCTCAGTTGTTAGGTGTTAAAGTGTTGGGAGGTTTGTGGCAAGGCGATGATGCTGTGGGGATAGTAAGCGGAACGATGACGAGTGGTGCGGATTGGGAGGCGGCGTATGAGAGAATGGGGCTGAAGGTAAACGCCTTGAAGTCTCATACGTCCGAGGCGAGATTCGAGTTTCTGCACGAGGTTGCAGGGCGCGAGGGTTGCTTCGCTTTCCCGGTTCGAGGATTCAAGTCTGTTTTGTGGAAATCTCCTAATGCAGGTTCGACTGCGTGGGTGGCGCCTCATGAAGTATTTACGGCTAGGTTGGATACTTTATTGATGTGTTTCAGACGCGGTTGTGCTACATCAGGTATGGCCTGGAAAACGGTCAGAAAGTACTTGGTGCGGAAGCTGGGCTGCAAAGTGAACGACGCTAGGGAATGGTTCCGAACGCCAAAAGCTTTGGGTGGTGGAGGCTGGGGTAGAAGGGGTAAGATGGCTGGTGAGTTCGTAGGTGGCGAGATAGAATATAAGAGAATAAAGATGGTAAGTAAGTTGGGACAGGCAGATAGTCTGGGGAGAGTAAGGGCTGAGAGAGCTGTGTTAAGGAGGTTGGGTGCGCTGACTGGTCTGCCGGTTAGCCCAAAGCGGTTTGTGTTCACGCGCGTGAGGAAGGTAGAAGGTCTGCAAGCGGGATCGGTGGCTCCTCCAAGGTATCAATGGTCGTTAGGAGACTATTACGAGGGGCCGACGAGAACGCGAGTAGATGCGTGGAGAAAGAAGATATTATTAGAAGAAGCCGTAGAGAGAGGAGATGACGTGTCGGCAGATATGGTACCGTTCGGCTCACTAAGAGGAACGAGCACTAGATCCAGGACATTGATAGTTAGGTTGCTCGGTAAATGGGGGGACTGGGGTCCGGAACTGTCGACAACAGTAGTTTCGGGCGAGTCTGGAGCTGTGGTGGCTGGGGATGCGAGTGAGGCTTGGAAGGGGTTTCTCGGATGGGTGTCTGCGTGGGTGATGAACGGTGCGGAGGTTCCAGGGGCTAGGGCGATGTTGACTGACGGGTCGGGAGTTGACTCTATTTTTGGCGCGGTAGACCAATCGGCACGGCGGGTGGCTTCTGCGGCTTGGAACACTTTTTCCGGGCTGGAGGGCTTATTTCGTGTGTGCGTTTGATCGCTGCTGCAGTTCCGACCGAAACTGTCGTTAAACTAGTGTGCTGTTTCGACCGGAATTGTCGTTAAACTAGGTTTGGGGTGTTAAGTCGTGCCTGTCGGCACTAGTCAAGTAATTAATACATATCGTGCGTGTGGGTTGTGTGCTGTGGTTGTGA